CGGACTTCTGCCCGATGTAATCCATCATTCCGAGAATGTCAGCCATCAGGAATAGCCCCCTGCGCCGTAGGCGTTCTGCCAGTTAGCGCCGCTCGCCGTTGTGGGTGCCGCCGCATACGGGCTGCCGTAGGTCGGCTGCTGACGGCCCGCCATGTAGCCCTGCCACAAGCCGCCGAGAGCGCCAGCCGTGCCCGCTGCGAACTGCGCGTTGTTGTTGTAGCTGGACGCGCGTGCGTTGCCTGCGCCTGCAAGGCCCTGCTGAATGCTGTTGGCCGAGTTAGCGCCCAGCGCGCCAAGGCCCTGCCCGGTCGTCTGGCCCTGATTGGCAAGCGACTGCAACCGGTTGTAGTAAGCGTTGTAATTCTGCGAGGCCAAGCCCTGCCCGAACTTCATAAGGTCCGCCGAGTGGCCGCCGCTGTAGAGACCACCACGCGCAGCCGCAGAGCGGTCTAGTCCCTGCATTCCCTGGTCGAAGGCAAACTGATAATCCGGCGACTTGTTGAACGCCGTCATATCGCCCGCGTTCAACCGCTGCATCTGGCTCAGCGCGTCGCCGCCAGCGTTCAGCCACGGCATCTGATCCTGTCGCGACAGGTCGTATTGCCTGCGCTGTTCGTCAACGCCTGCCATCTCGCCAGCCGCCGCAGCACTCGCGCCCTTGTTCGCTTGGTGGCTTGCAACAGCGCCACCCACGACGGTCACAGCCGCCGCGCCAACCATTCCCCACGTCATGCGTACACTCCCTGTAGCGCGTTGGTTAGCGCAGCCTGTTCCGTTGGCTGCGGGCTGTATTCAATCTGTGCCTCGGGGATGATCGTGTCGGCCTCGATAACTTCCAGGTCCGTCTCATCCGTGGCGTGCATCGTGTAGAACAGGCAATCGCTGTGCGTGTACAGGGCGCGCTTGACGCCTGCGGGCGACTTCCACACCTTCGGGCCGGTGATTCGCTCCATGCCCTTGTCCGTCCAGACAGTGGCCTCACCAGACACCAGCATCACTAGATGTTCGTGACGGTGCATCTTCCCCACCACCACCGAATCGCCTGCAATCGCCAGCTCCCGCAGGTACATGCCCGGCGCGAAGTAGTGTTCCGGCTTGAACTCGATCTGATTCGGCAGCGTTCCGACCGCATCCTGTAGCCGCTTGATCTGGCCCAGCGTCGGATGCTTCGGCATCTCAAACGGCACGACTTCCTTCCGCCCATACGTCCACGTCCCGAGGTCATAGACCACGGGCTGATTCGCAACTAAGTCCATTTATTGCCCCGCCGATTCCGTTTGAATGCTGGCCGCGAGTACGTCTGCGCGGTAATCGTCCGTAACGCGCCACTGAAAGACGAAGTGCCGCGCAACTCCCCACCTACGGGTGACGCACGGCTTCATGAAGTCGCCAAGTTCGCCGATGGGAACCTGCCGCCAGTCGGAGAACGTGTGGCCGCCGTCCTTGCTAACGCAAATGTCTATGTAGTTCATGCGCGGGCCTGCCCTACGGAGTACATCGGGTAATAGGCCGCGAACGTAGAACGCTGGGTCCACGACTGGCCGTTAGTGCTGGTGTAGAGCTTGCCAACGCCACCGGACGACGTGAGCAGGATGAAGTGCGAGCCCGTCCAGAAGATTTGGACAACCTGCTGCGTCAGCGCCACGCCAGCGTTCACAAACCCGCTACCGCTGTCGTACGCCACCAGCCCGTTATTGGTGCCAATGACCTTGATGCCGTTTCCGTAGGCGCATGCGGTGATCTGCGTCGCGCTGGTCAGGGTCGGCAGAGTCACAGTGGACACAACGCCCGCCTGCGTGACCTTCTTCAGCACGGGCAGCGGGGTCAGCGTCGCGCCGCCGAAGTAGTAATCCGTCCCGTCGGTCATGCCGCAAAGGACGGTCTGGATGCCGTGCAGGGTTCCAGCCGTCCATGTGGCGGCCGTGTCCGTGGAAAGACGAACGTTGTTCCCGTCGATGCCCGCCAGCTTCCCGGCCGTGCGGTTCAGCGCAACGATGTACTTAATCGCGGCGCCGCCAGCGGTGAAGGTCAGACCCTCGTCCGTGGACTTCTGGAGGTTTCCGGTATGCGCGGGCAGGATTAGGGCGCTGTTGGTGTAGGCATCGAATCCGCCACTAGCCACAGCGCCTGCCGTGACATTCGCAGCGGTCAGCGACCACGCTGCGCCGTAATTCGTGGAGTAGGCAGCCTTTGCAGCCGCCGCCACGCCTCGACCGAAGTAGCGGCCCGACAAGCCCGTTAGATACGGGGCATTATTGGCGTTGCCAGCGGTGATGACGGGGGCGGTATTCCACGTAATGCCGTCCGTACTCTGGATCATCACGACGGACGCGCCACTACCAGCAGCAAGCAGCATCGGGCGCGCCGAGATAACCACCGTATCGGCAAGGTCTACGTAATCGCCGCCCGCATCGGTCACGCGAACGGTGAAGTTGTAGGTGCCCGCCAGCGTGTAGCCGAACGTAACCGTGCCATCCGTGCCAAGCGTCGCGCCGGTCGGAAGCGCGCCGGACACAAGGGAATAGGTATGCGGATGCAGGCCGCCCGTTCCGACGTAGCTGTACGTGCCGGAATCGTCCACGTAGGCGTCTGCAAGGCTGCCCGTAAGCGTCAGCGGGGCATTCAGCGGCGCGGGGAACGGAGACGAATCAGCGGTGATGCCCGTGTCTAGCTCCAGCTTCAGCGCGTTGACAATCAGGCGGTTGCCGTTGTCATGGATCGGCGGCAGCGTGCCAATACGCTCCAACGGCTGGCCTGCGTCATTGCTCAGGCGCCAATCGAGCTGGTAGAGCGAGCCGTCCGTGTAATCCAGCCCCATCCATGCACCGGACCAGCGGACGAGGTGCGACATACGCCAGAAGTCCAGGCCGTAGGACTTGCGGCGATGCCACTCGCCCGTAGCCATATCAAAGCCGAACGTCTGCCCGTCCGTGAAGGTCAGGTAATAGATCTTGTGGCCGCGATCCTCAAACGTGTACGCATAGGCGTCCGCCATGTTGCAGCGGGCAATGGCCTGTTCGATGGGGTGCGTGGAGATGCGCTGCGGGGTATAGCCGTTCAGGCGGTATACGCTGCCGTCATGGCCCAGCCACACCACAGAGTTGTCCAGGCGCACGACGGAATGGGCAGCCGCGCAGCCGATCTCCATGCCTGCATCACGGCGCTGAAACGTGCCCGTAGCCGCGCCCGTGTTGTAGAAGAACTCCGAAGTACGCTCGCCAAGCACGAACACTTCGCCGTGCGTGGTGATGAGCGTGACGATCTTGTCGGGGGCGGTTTCAGCCTCGGCACGGTCCAAGGTGTTGTAGTCGCCTGCCGCAGCAAGGTCAGACCAAAACCAATAGCGGCCCTGTGGCTCCACGCCAACGATGTACTGGTCTACGAAGTCAAAGACCTTCGCGCCGGGGAAGCCGTCGTCGGTGATCTGCGCCAGCGAGTCGGTGACAGTGTTGTAGACGTAGCCGGACAGGCCGTTTGCAACGGCGATCTGGTTGCCGTCCGTGATCTGGTTGTGCGCGATGGAGCAGCGGCCGACGCCTGGAATGGTGCCCAGCGAGGTCATGCCACCGTCAGCGGCCACGCTGTAAAGCGTCTGACCCTTAACGACGACTAGCAGCCCTTCCGCGTTGTGCATCCCACGGCCAGCCGATTCCACGCCATCGGCAGAGAACAGCGAGCAGCCGGGAGCCTGACGCGGCATGATCGGCGAACGCGTACCTTCACGCTCCGCCTTGACCGGGATGTAATTTATATAGCTTTGGGTCGCCCACGGCGTGGCGTCGTCAGCGTAGGCACCGCCGACGAAGGGGAGAGGAGTCCAGCGCATTAGCGGGTACGGACCCGGAGCGTGCCGCCTGCATACACCCGTGCGCGTTCGCTATGGTTCGCGCCGTCCGCCAATTGGCGATACCGGGCCTCCCAAATGGGCATCTTCTCGTTCATGCCGAGGAACAGCGCCGCCTCATAAAGACAGGCGTAGGTGAACAGCTCGGGATAGCGCGCAAAGGTCGTGGCGTCCGCCCAGTCGGCCACAGTCACGATGCTTTCCGGCTTGCTGTAGTAGCTGCCAATCACGGTGCCGGATGCGGCAGGCCAAAAGATCAGCGAATCGCCGTCCTGAGCAGCATAGCGAGACGGGCCGCCCGTGCCAGCGTCCAGCAGATTTCGCACGCGCGACAACGGAACAATGTCCAGCGGCGGTTCGCCACTGAAATAGACCTCTTTCAGCGCCAAGAGGTCGGCCGGAAGCGCAGCCGCATTCGCCGTGACAGACGCGGAGATGGCCTTAACCATCGTGGACGCGCGCAGGCCGTTGGTAGCAGCGTCGCCGTGGTACACGCGGCCCTCGCCCAGCCCCACAATCAGGTCAAGCGTATTGACGCTGAACGTACCGGTTAGCTCGTCACCTTCGATCAGCCATAGCAGGCTATTTCGGAAGGCGTCATAAGAAGTGAAGTTCACAGGCGTCCAGTCCAGATGCGAAAGGCAGCGTTATCGGGGTCTTCCACAAAGCGGGTCTGCATCTTCTGGTCGCGCATGAACTGCGAGAACGTGATGCCCTTCTTCACGCACCAATCGTTAATGACCCAGCCATCAACGGACATAGCCAGCTTGTCGTCCTTGCCGTTGCCAGCGCCGATAGAGCGCATGGCCGCGCAGTGGTCCGCCAGGGTGTCCAAGTCGCGCTTGTCCACGGTCGTCGCCAGAATTAGCTTGTCGTCGTCTTCGTGGTCTGCGATCAGATAGCCCATGCGTCCCTCAAAATAGAAAGGGGCCGAGATTGCTCCCGGCCCCTGCGCCCATCCGTGGGCAGTTCCTTCCGTGAAGCTATTACGAACCGGTGACGGTGATATCGCGGATCGCGTACAGCGGCTTTTCGTCACGCACGATCAGCATGGACTCCGAACGCACCTGCCAGTTCTTGGCATCACCCACGGTCGCCATCTGCTCCGACTCCTCACCACGCAGCACGCCAGAGGCGAGCTTGTCGGCGTCGATGATGTAGATGGTGTCGTTCAGACCCACCACAGCCGTCGCCTGTACGCGGTTCGGGACGATCTTGGTAACGCCGAAGTCCGAGCGGTAGAAGTCGAACGCGACATTGACCACGGCCGCCTGCTTGCTTCCGACTTCGTTAGTACGCTGCACGTTGGCACCGAAGGACGAAATCTTGACCTTGTGGGCCGGGGAGCAGAGGACGATGGAACCATCACCGCCGTTCTCGTAACAGCTCTGGATGCCATCCTTAAGCATCGTCTCGGTCAGGGCACGGTCAGTGCCGTTGACGGGGGCGGTGTTGGTGGTCGGATCAGGCGAGACGCCGGTAGCGCCGAACGAGTCCATCGTGAGGAAGCCGTACAGGCCACGGGTCTTGGCAGCAGCGCCAGAGGTGCCGGTGACCGTAGCGCCGGAGCTGATATACGCAGCTTCCTTGTCGCGCTTCAGTTCCAGAAACTTCTTCATCTTGAGGCGCTTGGCCTCCGAGTCGCGGCCGTACTTCTTGACGCGCTCAGCCGTGTTCGACACCGAAACCGTGTCCTGGAAAATCTGGGTACGGTTGTTCAGCAGGGTCGGCTCGGTCTGCGCCGCGTAGGTGGCGTCCGCGCCTTCGATGGCGGCACGGGTGCCGTCCGGGGTGCGGTAGGTGTCGCGCTGCCATTCGGTGTAGACGTTGTCCACCGACTGACGCTCAATCATCGAGATAAGCGGGGCATCGGACGGGTTGAAGTTGTAAATCTGGTCGATTACGTCTTCTTTGACCTTCACAACGGAAGGGGTAATCAGGGTATTGGTCGGCATTGCTCTAGTCCTTTAGAGGAGGTTGGCGAGCGTGTTAACGGACGGGTTGGCTCGGTGAGCCTTCAATGCGTCCTGACGCTTCGCCAGTTGCGGGGGTTGGTTAGTGGTGCCGGGCTTGGTGACCTTCGGAAGCTGGGCGACAGGCTTCATTTCTGCCTTCTTCGCCAGCAACGCGTCATAGGCTTTCGCCTTGTGGATCAGTTTCCAAAACCCTTCCTGCACAAACGCCACGTCCACCTTTTCCGGGGTCAGGCCGAGGCCAGCCGCGTACTTGGCGTAATCGTTCAACGTGTCGTCGCTCCAACCGGGCAGGGTGTCCCGCAACGCCTTTTCGGTCGCATCGGCTTGCTGGGCGATATAGGCTTGGCGTTGCCGCTGCTGTTCGCTCTGCAAGTTGGCGATGGCCGTCCGTGCCTGCTCTAACTGGCCCTTACGGTTCTCGTACAGTTCCTTTTGCGCGAGGTAATACGCGGCATCCTGCTGCGCCCATTCGATGGGGGGCGGGCTGCCGATCTGGCTGGCGTAGAAGTTCTCAAGCGCCTGGAGCTTCCCAAGCGAATCGTTCAACGCCTGTTCGTTCTGCTGACGATGTTCCTCGGCCTTCGCTTTGACGGCTTCCACCGCCTTACGTTCCTCGGCTACCGCCATCGTTTTCTTGGAGTAGTCAAACCCTTGCTGGGCCATATCGACCAACTCGGACTGCTTAAGGGTGACTTCCTTGCCATCGTGTTTGATGGTGAAAGTCGCCTCCTCTTGCTCGCCTTCGCCTTCCGATTCGCCTTCTTCTCCGGACTCGACTTCTTCGGACTCGCCGGATTCCTCGCCTTCCTCACCCGACTCGCCCAGCGCGTCCTCAACAACTTCCTCGCCGCCATCCATCAGCGCGACAAGATCGGTCATCGTGGCAACGCCTTCGGTCGGCTGGCTTTCGCCGTCACCAACGCTCATAAACACTTCCTTGTGATACTCGGCGGCTCCATTGCCACCGGACTCCCTTTCGGGGAATTTCGTTACAGCTCTACGCGCTCTCCGCTGCTCAACACGGCTAGCGGCTCGCCCTGATACACCTTGGCGTGGCCGTAGATGCCCTTCCAGAGCGCTCCGACCGGCTCCGGCCAGTACACGATGCAGACCGGAACTGACACGCTCTCAAGCTCGTTTAGGCGGCTCTTTGCAGCCTGCCAGTCAAGCGATCGGACAGGCTGCGCTTGCGCTCCAGCTCCTTCGCCGACACTTGGCCCGACCTCATGGCCGACTCCAGCACTGTCCGCGCCTTGTCCAACATCAGCAGCGCCCGGTGTATGTCCTCGCGCTCGTCCTTGTCCCTTGAGTCTCGCCATTTCTTCGTAAACTCCTGCTCGATCAGTGCGTAGCTTTCGGCATAGACGGCGTTATTCAGCACGTCCGCCGCCAAGCGTGCGCGGTCAATGTCCTGTTCGTGGCTCATCAGGTCTCCGTGAAGACGCCAAAGCTCGTAGTGCCCGCGCGACGGATAACGCGGAAGGTGCCAGGACCGGCGATGACCTTCACAGGACGCACGCCCGACAGTTCATCAACCACCACGTCAACGCTAGGCGTATCCATCATGATGACGGCCGAGTGGTTGCCCGGAATGCCGTTTGCGTCTGCCGTAAACAGGCCGATGCTGACCGTAGCGCCTGCCGCCACAACGACGTCACTAGACGTCGCCAGCGTCGTCCCCGACGCCAGAATCGTTGCTTGTGCCATTTGTATCGTCCTTGATTACTGGGCCGCTTCCTGCGGCTGGATGAACTGCAATATCTGCGTGACGGCATCCGTAAGGGCTGCCACCTGTTCCTGTAGATCGGCGACCGTTGCGTCACCCTCTGCGCCCTGTGCCACACGCTGGGCCGATTCAATGCCGCTTATGTGGGCTTCGTGGTCGCTGCGGTCTGCGGCTCGCTCTTGCAGGGACAAGTCGGCCGCACCCTTGATGGCTTGCAGTTCGATCTTCTTGTCTTCCTGGTCCAGCTTGCGATGCTGGAGCATCAGGTCGCCTTCCTTGGCGGCCTTCTCTGCCTTGAGCGCCTGATTCTCTTGGCCCAACTGCTGCAACTGTTCCTGTAGCTGGCCAATCTGCTGCTGTATGCCCTGCTGCATCTGCTGGAACGCCTGCGGGTTAGGCGGCATACCAGACGGCTCCGGGTCCACGAATCGCTCCGGATTCTTGAACTCGTTAGCCTCCACAAACAGGCGGATGGCCTCGCTGAAATGCTGCGGACGAACCACGCCCGCCTGCGCGCCCTGCATCATCACTTGCAATAGCGCCATGATCCGGGCCGATTGCTGCTCCTTGCTGCCGGAGCCCAGGCCAATGTTGATCTTGGTGTGGTACTGGTTGCGGAACTCGCTCGGGTTGATCGGGACGAACTGGCCGTTGATGGCGACCATTTCCGCAACGTTCTGATACTGAATCGCCAGCTTCAGCATCTTGGCGAACAACTGCCGCATACCAACGCCGAAGAAGCGCGCCATAAGCTCCATGCGCATATCCGCCTTGGCCGTCAGCAGCTCCGTACCGCGCGCCGTCTTGTTCAGCGCATTTTGGTCGGTGCCCGCGCTGTAGCGGTTAAAGCCCGTGCGGTTCTCGGCCCAAGAGGCAATGTATTCATTGAACTGATACGCCGGAGCACCCAGCGCCGGAACCTGGATCGGGGTAATCGCATCCCCTGCCGGACCCTCGCCACGGATGACGCCGCCAGGACGCGAGTCCAAAACGTCGTCAATGTTCACGCGGGCGTTCATGTTGACGTACGTCCGCTGATTCGTACTCAGGAACATGTTGTCCTGAATCGCGCGGATGGTATGCGTGCGCAGCTTCTGCGGCTGGATGGCACGATCTGCCGGACAGTCACCGTAGAAGCTGTGCGGGCGCGGAATCGGGCAAATCCACACATACGGGTGGTCGTCTACCTGCTCAATCGCAGGCTTGCCGCCCTCCACGTAGACAGCGACCTTTTCCTCAATCAGACAGACCTTGATCCACTCGGCGATGCCGTCGCCGTCCGCATCCAACTTGATGTAGCACTCGTCATAGCGGAACAGTTCGTGGCTATCGTGCGGAGCTGAATAGGTGAAGTCACCCGCCTCGCCAAGAGCTTCCATGCTCTCCATGTTGGTTGCGTAGGAACCGCTAGTGCCCACGTCCGACAGGTCGTAACCGTCCTGCTCCAGCTCAAAGCGACGGCGGTAGAAACACTGGCCGATTGCCGCAGGCTCAGCGCCCCATCGGGCATTCTGGTCAACGCGCATCTCCGACGACGGGCAGGCCATCGCCTTGACCTTCCGGTGGCGCGACTCCTTGCGCACCGTGAAGTTCAGCAGGCCCGTTGCCTCGTCCAGCTCGGGATCGCCCTCAAGCTGCCAGCCGTCTTGCAGCAACATGGCGGCCTGCTCTTGCGTCTGGCCCTCGTAACGCTGCTTTGCGTCCTCGGCCTCCTCCTCCGCCCACACCTTGGCGAAACCCACCTTGTTAAGCAGCGCGTCCTTGAACCAGTCGTGGACCACGCCCACGCCGTCATTGCGGACATAGAACAGGTGGTTGACGTAAGCGGTCGCTAGCTTGGCTTCCTGCTCCGCGCCCGGCTGGCCCTGCCCCTCAAACGTCACCGCGTCATCCGACGAGACGAACATCCGCATAATCTGCGGCAACATCCCGTCTACGGTGTCCGCTACGTCCGTAGCTACGAAGTCGGAACGATCCTCAATCTCAGGCGGTGCAAGCTCGCCCTCCGCCTCGGCGTTGTAATACTCCAGGTTACGCAGGCGCGCGTGTCCCACGTCCGAATCCGGAGCGCCCATCGCAGTACGCAGGAAGTCCCGCGCGGTCTGCTCAATTTGCTCGTCCGTGAGCTTGTCTGTCACTTAGCGAAGCCTCAAATAGTTGGGCGGGAACGCGGTCGGGTTCTTGGCCACCGCGCCCTGTATGTCTTTGAGCGTCACGCGCCCTGCGATGCCCGCCTCTTTGGCGGCTTGGTCAATGGCGGCCTGCATCGGCACGCCATCCTTGACGCGCTTTGCAAGCAGCTCGGCGAACATCAGCGAAGCCTCTTGTAGTTCAGAGGCTCAGACTTCACCGGATCGCGGTGAGCCATTGCCATGTAGCGGAAGGCGTCAGCGCCGTGGCTGGCCCAGTCGTGGACCGGGGTCGCCTTGAACTCGCCCAGCTTGTCGTTGAACTCGCGGCGGTAATTCATCAGCGCCGCTATCCCGTCCTTACACTTCTCGGCATCGAAGTAGCAGCGACTAAACAGCATCCGCGCCGCGTTGATGCCCTGCTCCAGTCCGTCCCGGTCCAGCACCCGCATCCGCACGCCCTGACCGCTGGCGACCTCTACGATGCTCTTACCGGTGCCCAACTCGCGCCCCGCAGCATCGTGCGGAACGTGGTGGTCTCCGTAGCTGTAGCCCTTGCCAGCCAGCACGGACAGGTAATGCGTGATCGGCTCGCCACTGTTGGAGTAGTAATCGATCAGGTGAATCTCACGTCCCACGTTCTGGAAGAACCAGACGCAGGTTGAATCACCAACGCCCAAGTCCCACGCGGTATGCACCAGCGCGGACCTGTCATACGGGACCCCACACACGCGGCCATCTTGCTTGGCCTGCGCAATCTCTGTCGCGTAGATCGCACCCAGTGCCGGAACATCAAACGCGCACTCAAACTCCTGCGCGAACTGCTCAGGCGTCATCTGTGACCGCGCATCCGCCAACTCGGACGGGTCCACAATCCCGGTCTCCGAAGCCTTTAGCTCCTGATAGAACCAATCCGGCGACGACTTCGCCTGCTCGGCCAGCGCGTGAAAGTGATTCTTGCCTTTTGGCGTGCCAATGAAGCTGGCCCACCCTTTCCGATCCGTCAGCAGGGGGCGGATGATCTCGCCCCACACGCTGGGCCGCATATCGCCGTATTCGTCCAGCACAACGCCGTCTAAGTACAGGCCGCGCAATGCGTCCGGGTTGTCCGCGCCAAAGAGACGGATGCGCGCCCCCGTCACCAGCTCCACAGATAGCTCAGACTCCATCACCTTCGCTGCGATGGGCTGCGCGTAGTGCTTCAGGTAGTCCCAGGCGATGGCCTTGGCCTGCGCGTAGTACGGCGCAAGGTAGGCATAGCGGGCATTGGGCAGCTTGCACAGCGCCGCACGCTTCACCAGCTCGTTAATCTCGCGAACCGTCTTACCAAACCGCCGATGCGCCACCGTGCAAGCCCACCGCTCGGCTCGGTCGTGGTACGGCAGCGATTGCGGACGCGGACGGTAGTCCAGCGTGATTAGTCGCGCCATGCCAGCACGATCTCGCCGTCCTTGCCCTCGCCGCCAATCGTCAGCGGAAGCAATTTCGGGTAAATCGTCGCCCAAAATGCCTTTTCGTTCTGCGGGTCAGCCTTGGCCCACGCAAGCAGTCTAGTAGCGCCGCCAAGCCCTTCGGCCGCCTGAGCGATAACTTCCTTCGCTTCCTTGCCGAGCTTGTTAGGCGAGCCCTTAGGCCGCCCCTTGCCCTTCTTGGCTTCCAGGTTCTCCGGATTGGCCATTTTCGTTCCCTAATTTATTTGAGCTGGCCTGCGCCTTGGCTCCGAGGTTGGCCGTCCCTGGCCGTGGTTCGTCCTTAACTCGCCTGTCCGGGAAAGGCCAATTAGCCTCTACCAGGGCAGTGTTTTCCTTGCGCCTGCCGCTTCCCTTGCCACTCATAGAGCGTCTCGCTCATCCCACCCGCACGGAAACTCCGCGTTCTCGGGCCATGCGCCTTGGTTGGTCATCACTACCTCAGCGCGCAGTCCGCGTACTGCTGAACCACTTGGCTGTACCAAATGGCGAAGTCGTCCGCGCTATTGTTCTCAGGGGGCGCTATCAGCTCCGGGCACGCGGCCCTTGCGGATGGCTTCGTTAACGGCATCGACCTGCACCCGGATAGCATCAGCAACAGGAGCAGGCAGATTGCAGCCGGACGGGTTAGCTCTAACAACGGTCACCACCTTTGGCGGATGCTTTGCCAGCTCGTCTAGCGCGCTACGGGCTGCGTTACGTTCGGCCTGCGCCTTGTCCCGCTCGGCTACTGCGGCCACTAGCGCCTTGTTTTCTTTGGCTAGCCACTTGGCGCGCTCGGCGGTAACGCCGTGCCCATAGGCCCATAAGTAGGCCCCGAATGCCCAGGCGGCCAGCCCCGCCACTGCGAAGATATGCAGCCAGTAGCGGCGCAACAGGGCTAGGAGGATGGTCACTTACTCTTTCCGCCGTACTTGTGCTGCATACAGACGCCCCAGCACAGCAGGCCCGTGAAGTAGAGAACCGGGATCAGCAGGATCAGCGGGCTATTCACGCGATTTCCTTCCAATCCTTAGCCGTGAACGACAGCGGATACAGCACCACCATCGAGAACGTGAACGGCCCGTTTATCCACATCTTTCCGGCCGAAACCACGCCGACGATGCGGCCGTCATTGCCAAACATGGCGGCTCCTGAATCCCCGCCGAAGCTGTGCCCGTCCACCCAAATCTCTTGCAGGTACACCCGCGAGACGTAGCCCTCGCGGTAAACGCGATCGTTAGCCGCGGGCATCCCAAGCCACCGCACGCGGTCGCCAGTGTTGGGGCCTCGCCCTACCTGCGCCCAATGCTTAAACCGCATCGTGACCCGGACCAGTACATGGTCGTGGCCGTCCTTGATGATCTTCAGCGCCCGCGCGGGCAAGCCGTTGATCGCCAGGATTGGGCCGCTATTCGTGCAGTGCTCAGCCGTCAGGACAATGTCCTTGCCGACCGCTGTCCCCGAACATATCCCGCCGCCCTCTAGATCAAGCCTTAGGGCCGTATCGCGGAAGGATGCCGGGTGCGCGTCTGCACATCCCGCCAGAAGGAAGGACAGTGCGAGCGCGCAAATTTTCATTAGTCCGTCCCGCCCGCCTTGATCGTGTCACTGTCCAAATCGAACGGAGGCGGCTCGATGCCCTTTGCGCGCATCAGCCCTTCCAGTCGGTAGATATGGCGGACCATGCGGCCCTCGCGCTGCTCTAGGCCCGTTAACCGGGTCTGCACGCGTTCAACCTCTTGCCGCAGCAGGTCGATAACGGTCACTTCGGCGCCAGTCGCGGCGCTCTCTACCTTCCGACCGCCCTTGCCCTTGAAGTAGCCGCCCACGCCTGCCACTAGCCCGGCAGCCCCTGTGCCGACCAATGCCCAATCAATTGCCATCACGCGCCCTCAAACAAGGCGCGCTCTGCGGCCCGTCGTTTCACCAAACCCGGCAAGACCCTTCCGCCGCCTTTGTTCCAGCGTGAGAATTGGTCCGCCGCCCCCTTGTAATCCCCAGCGTTCAGCAGTCGCAGCAGCGTGGACTTGCGGAACGCCTCTATGCCGATGTTGTAGGCCAGCGATGCACAGGCGGCCATCTGGCCGGCCGTCAGGTCAACGCGCACCAGCGCATCCACCCGCGCACCGAAGCCCCGTAGATCGCGCTCTAGGCGGCTCTCTGCCTGTTCCTGCGTCCACGTCATGCCCAGTCGCACATCGGGGCCGGTTGATCCGTAGCCGATTGTTGGGACGCCTGCCGGACACAGGTACGCGGACAGATTGCACCCCTCGCTCCGCTTCACTAGCGGCAGCGCGAGTTGCAGCCAGTCCATGCCGTTCCTATGTGTGCCCTATGGGCTGGATAAATTGCTTGCGGGCCTTTCGGCACTCCCCCGATACACACGGGCCGCTGACCAACGGGGGCACAAGCGGACTGATGCGTGTCTAACCACGCCGCCGCAAGCAAAACTCAATTCAACGCCCTATCGGGCACCTGATTCTCATAAGCATCAGCCGCCGCGCGGAGCATCTTCACCACCAGACTGGTGGGCAGCTTCGGGCCAACGTAGCTTGCGGCTCCGTCCTCGGGAGCGAATATCACGAACGCCGGGAAGCCTTCTTCCTGCGCCCAGCTACAAAGGTCGCAGGCTTCGTCTAGCCACTCAGCGCTTGCGCTTGGCACGCTTGGGCTCCACTGCCATCGTCTCGACCGGAGCCGATGTGTACGTGTCAACACTGGCCGCAGCGTGGACGGCCTCCTCTGACGTAGCCTGGAAGTGGCGCATGGCGCATACGGCAGCCTGCGCGCCGGAGCCGATAGCCACCGGCCCCAACTCCTCAACCCACGTCCAGTGCTTGTCCGTGACCGAATAGGACCTGCCGTCCGCCTTAGCGATCAGCAGCGAGCTATTCGGAATCTTCGGCGGCTTGCCCTTCGCGCCCTTGGCTAGCCAGTTGAAGGCGCGGTTAATCTCGTCAGCCGTCCCGCATCCACCCATCACGCCGCCGCACGGAAGCCGGAACAGCTTGTGAACACGTGACTTGTTTCCACCCCACGTGGCCTGAGTATCGCTTGCCATCACCCCGTTGTCGTAGGCGATGGTTGTCATGCGGTCCTCTTAAATTAGCGCCCGGCCTGTTCTAGCTTGCCGCCGGGGTCTAGTTAACCGGAAGGAGATTTCGACAGAGGCCGTGCTCGGGCTAAGGGGCGTTGTCTCCCCTCCAAAGTCATTAACACACGCGTTTCCGGGAACGGGGCGTTCGTTCAGCATCCCGATCCGTGCGGCATTGCACGGAAGCAACCATCCCCCACCAAATCCATTTCATGACCGAAGCCTCGGCCGTCGGATAGCTGGACCGCAGGCTTGGGCGCGGACAGTCTGCGATTAACGATGAACACCTGTCGGATGGCTACCTGCATCCGAATCCAGTATTCGTCCAGGCTCGCCACAAGTCGGGCATAGGTGCCGTTTCGCAGCTTGCGGTAGGTCTTGGGGTCCACGCCAAGTGCGGTGGCAACCTCGGTTGCGCTGAACTCCCATTCCTTGCTCACAAGCCGGTTGTAGACATCGCGCCCAGCCGCGTAACCAAGCTCATCGCTAGCCACCCTGCGGGAAACTCCGCCCTCCTGCCCGTAAGCGATGGCGAACCCCACACAGAAGCAAAATAGCCGCTCCTGCAAATGCGTATCCCCTGCGTGGCAGGTTCGGTACATGGCCCAATTTGGGAACCCATTGCGCCAATCCATGTGGACCAGCCTGTCAGCGTCCCCCACTGACTCGGTTACAGCTCCGACCAGTATGGTTTCAAAGTCAGGAACGCGGTTGTCATAGTCCCCGACGGTCTGCGCGGCCCTCGTCTCTACAGTGGTCACTTGCGCGCCCCCTTGGTGATCTTGGGTTTTGGCTGGACCTCAATCGGCTTAACCGCCCCCGGTGCGATGTAGTGCTTGCCGTCAATCTCAAATCCGATGACCACAGTCACGGCGACGCCCGGATTGAACTCGTGCGCTTGCTGGCAGGACTGGAAATATTCCGCGTGGGTTCGCTTGATCGGCCCCGACTTGCCAAACGTCACGCTGGTCCATTCCGCCTTGTAGTAGTTGCGCCACTCGGCCGGATTCGGGACATATCGAATCGTTGGCTCCAGTCGCCCACACAGCGCCAGCCATGCTTGCTTTAGGCGGGTCATGCGGCTTTCCTCGCCAGTGAGAAACGGTCTTTTGCGTTGCGTCGATTGCGTTGCAGCCAGCGGGAAACATTCGTTCCGGTGGCCTCGCGGCACAGGTAATCCATATCCAGCGGCATTTCTAGGAAATGACCGTTCCGCACATCGTTCAGAACGACAATTCCCCGGAAGTGCGCGTTTGCAACGCCCTTGTATCCCTCGTCATGCAGGTAACAGGAACCAGCTACCACGCCGCGATACGTTCGGCCAGTCGCGAGAGGAACATCGCCGCGCATAAGGCCCTGTTGATGGCCCTGCACGAAACTTCCGCCGATACGGGATATGCGTGTGGCAATGGTCCCCGTGACGGCGTTGCCTGTATTCGGCTGCGCGAAATAGTGTGCGTACCAAATCCCGTCAATCTGGATAACGCCAGGGTGGTCGCCGCAGTACGGGACAATCTGCCAGCCCTTGTCGTCCAGCATGTCCAGCGTAATCAGGCCATGAAGAACGGGGTTCTTCGCGATGAAGCGCGTCAACCTGTGCTCATGATTTCCGCGCAACCTAACCATGCGCTTGGGGCGGAAGCTTCCCATGCCCTCACGCAGCAGGCGCTCGCCCTCGTTGTAGGCGTCGAAGTCCGCCTTTAAGCGCTTGCCCTCGCGGGACAGTGAGCCGGGGTCGGCGTGCGTGGAGATGGACTCGAAATCGGCAGCATCGCCGAGGTCGATAACCACATCGGGCTCATACTTGGCGATGGCCTGCCCGACCCAGCGGTTATGTTCAAGCGGAACGCCTGGTTTGTTTTGCCGGTCTGGAATAATGAAATGTCGCTTAGTCAAGGCCGCAGCTCCCGTTGGCGCAGCCCGGAACGATCACGCCATCCTCGTTCGGCTCGAAACCGGCGATGTAGGAGGTCACCGGCTGCGGTGTAGGCACGCCCGCCTCGGGAACAATCTCCGCCATGAACTGCATCAGCCGCTTATGGCTGTACTCGTTCGGACAGATCACCATGACGGCCATCGGCTTATCAGCCGGGTTGGCGAAGATTGGAACGCTGCTGCCGTGAAGTGCCATCACGCGGCCTCCCTATTCTGATAAGCGAACTCGCCATGCAGGCGACGCGTCATTTCTTCTGCGGCCAGTCCTGCCAGCTCCGCATCGTCAAACCTAGGGGAGTTGTAGGCGCGGCGGTCCGCCTTCACATGCGCCCGGAATTGCCCGCCAACGCGGGTCACGTTCCTGTATCCGGTCGAGTTTTCTTGGGCCTTGCTGTTCCAGCAGTTTTGAGAATGCGTGGCTTCACGCAAGTTCTCGATGCTGTTATCCCAGGGCTGGCCGTTTACATGGTCAATCTGACCTCGCGGCGGCGAGCCGTGGTGCATAGTCCATATGATCCGATGGGCAAGGTAGTTCGTACCCTTGAAAGAGACGACGAAGTAATCGCTTCGTCCGTACTTCTTTGCGGCCAACTTCCACAGCCCGCCAATCCTGCGCTGAAGCCGCCAGTTCTCGTCAATCCGGAAGTGCTTACGAAGCACTTCTACCGGCGGAATCTGAAGCTCTTTCATGTCCCGTGGTCCCTAATGGCCCACGGGCTAAGTTAATCAGGTACGTGTCAACTCATAACTGGCATTTGTGACTTTCGCAGCGCGCGATAAAACGTTTCGTGCGAGTAGCCCTCGTCCTTCGCAGCCTCGCGCACATTGCCGCAACGGGCCACCGCCTCTAGCACCAACTGCCTACGGTCGCGCTTGGCCTTCGCCGCCTGCGCCAGTACGTCCGCAATCTCCGCGCACGCCTTCATCCGAACATTTGCCGGGACCCCCAACCGATGGAGCATCCGGTCCAGGCGGTCAACTTCTCCGATCCACTCCGTATCCATAACGCCCCCTATCAGGATTCAGTGAACACGCCGATTGCTTCGTCTGTCTCGCGCTTCCGCACCACGTAAACCTCAGTGATTGCGGATAGGCCCGTGACCGTCGCCACGGGCTCGCGGAACTCGTGCACCACTTCCGGCAAATCGCCCGGCCAGTAGCCGCCGCCAACCTGCACCAGCGAGAACGCCGAACAATCAAGCGGGCGCTTATCGCCTTCCGAGTAGAGAACTATTGCTACCGTGGCGCCCCACGGCACATGGATTTCCGCTGAGTCGAACGCGGCCATTGTTGGGACTCTAAGAATCTGCTGAGCCATAACTCACCCCCTTAGATTTCAGCCGATGCAGTAACCGCGACCCCTAGTGCCGACCATGCGTGCGACTTCACGCCATAGGTCGGGCCGGGTGCCTTCTTGGTTCCTTGCGGCCCTAGCCGCTGGATTAGCTTGGTGCGCACGTCCGGGTCGCCCCACTTGCCCGGACCGCACACATGCGCCTTAACCTTCCGGCGTGGGATCAGCATCACGTCACCGGGCACGCCCCAGGCTTCCATGAATCTCCCAATCCAAACGCATGTATCGAACGTCTCCTGCCCGACCGCGCTGCCGTAGCTGACGATCTTCTCGATTGCCAGCGCGTCGCTGTTGTCGTCCTTCACGATCTTCAACAGGTCATCGTTAGGCATCACGCCGGACGTGACCACGCGCCCGTCCTCGTAGACCACATAGCCGGACTCATGCGTGCCGGGGTCGATTGCCAGGATGCGGGTCATGCGGCCACCTGGATTCGCTGAAACTGCGAGGCGGGCGACACTTCGCCGATGCGCAGGACTTCCGGGCGGTTGCCAGTGCGCGCCATCCACTCGTCCACCGACTCCAGCCGAGCCGGGGCCGGGACCACTGTGCGCAGACCCAGCTCACGGTTGCGCATCGCCTGTGCGGCCTGTGCGCGCTCTGAGCGACGCTGCTGCGCGTCAATCTCACGGGTGCGACGCGCACGGACCACGCGCCCCTCTGCCGCCCTCGCCTCCTTGCGCAGCTTGGCCCGGTTTTGCAAACGCAGGCGTTCGCGCTCTTGGCGAATGGCCGGATCAACGCGGCGGCCATGATTCGGCCTCGCGTCGCGTCCGTGGCTGTAGCGGCCCGACTCGTCGCAGAGCAGGATGCCGCGCCTAACCATCGGGTTACACCAGCCCCATGCTTGACCAAAGCCAAGCCCCAGCGCTTCCGCAATCTGCCTGCCAGTCACCGGGCCATTCGCCTTGATGTAAGCGCGGATCAGGTCGGATTTCGTTTGTTCGGTCATTACTTAATCTCCAGAAAATTGTTTGCGTGCCAAAACCTGTGTGTCCAGACCATTCCGCGTGTGGCGTAGAACCACCAATCCTCACTGCCGCGAACTAGCCCCTTAGTCGTGCCGTTGCCGTCGAGCGCCGTGTGGCAGGGGCCGCACCCCAGCGCCGCGCATGTGTCGTCGGGCTTCTGTGCGCCGCCTACATCGCCAGGGATGCGGATGTGGCAGAGGACGCAACCGGCCGTCTTGTCCGTCGTGGAGTCAGGGCAAACCCCCGCGATTTGCAATGTGCAGTAGGCGTTGTGGTGGCCTGCGCTGGCGCGGAGCTTCTTGGAGACGATCATGGTTTCATCGCCTTGATGGCCTTGATGGCCTTGATGGCCGCGTCAAAAGCGTGGAAGTCATTGGCCGACTCGTTCTGCTCCTTAAGGGTCCAAGTTGTACGCACGCGCCGCTCTGCATCTCGCTTCATCCACATGAGCCGCTGAAGCGAGCCGCCGTGCGTTCGGGTCGTGTCCAGCAGGTATTGGCAGCGTTCCTCGTGGCGTTCCTCGTGTGTCACTTCCGCCCCCTCTTCCCGTGATATGCGTTGTGCTGGCGCAGTAGGTCGATCACCGGGAATCCTCCGAACACGCCGACTTGCACTCGTCCGCCGTGTCCGCGATCAGTAGCGATACCTCGCCCCGGTTGCGGATCGCCTGAAACTTCCACTTGCCGCTCACCCTGTAAGCCGTCACCCGATACCTCCCGCAATTGCTGTTCTCGTGGTACTTCCCGCCGCGTGACCACTTCAAAAGTCGCGCTCGCTTGCCAAGTCGCCGAAGCGCATGGTTTCGGCCAGCCATGCGAGCTGGAACTGTCCGCAGGGGCCGTGTCGGTTCTTTTCGACGTTCAGCTCTGCGACGCCCTTTAGGTTGCTGTCCTCGCGGTAAACCTCGTCGCGGTACAGCATCGCGATCACGTCTGCCTCACGCACAAGGTCGTCACTGTTGGCGAGGTCGGACATACCGGGACGCTTGTCCTCCCGGCTGTCCACGCCCTTGATTACCTGCGATAGCGCGATAACCGGCACGTCCAAGTCGCGGGCGATTTCTTTCAGGCCGCGCGCCACCTCTGAAACCTCGTCAACGCGGTTGCTCGCCTTCGGCACGCGGATGCGCTGGGCATAGTCGATATAGGCCGCCTTCATGCCGTGCTCGTGCTTCCACTGGCGCAAGGTGCGGCGGACTTCGTCCAGCGTCGGGGCGCTGCGGTCGTAGATGAAAAACGACTGCTTCTTGATCTGGACGATGGCGTTATTCAGGCGCGGCCATTCCTCGTCCTCCAGGTCGCCGCTGCGCATCTTCTCGGCGGCCACCCCGGAGGTGCGGGCAATCACTCGCTGCCCGACCTGCATGGCTGACTGCTCGCCAGAAATCATCCCGACGCAATGGCCCTGCTCTGCCGCGTACTCGGCGAGGTTGATTAGAAGGGCCGTCTTGCCCATCGCGGGGCGCGCGCCAATCACGATCAGGTCGCCGCCGTGGAAGCCGCCAAGGCGCTTGTCCATGCGCTTAAACCCGGTCGGGATGCCGCGAATCTGCCCGCCCGACTGCCACGCCGACTGCATATCGGCGAATGCGTCCGTGACCGCATTGGTCAGCGTGTGCTCGTGGCGGTTCTCCTGCTTCGCCAGCGCCATAAGGGCACCGATAGCTGAGTCGATGATTTCGGACGATTCCCGGCGGTTCGGGTTGTAGCTGCTGTCCAGCAATTCCCCGGCAGCTTCAATGGCGGCCCGAAGCACAGACTTGTCGCGAACGATCCCCGCATAGGCGCTGATGTTCGCGGCGCTCGGCGTGGTGCTGGCAAGCTCGATCAGGTACGCACCACCCTGAACCTGCTCACTCAGCCCCTTGGACTCAAACCACTCGCCAAGCGTCACCGCGTCGAACGGCTGCGACTTGCGGTCAAGCTCGCAGATGGCGCGGTAGATGGCTTGATGATCGCGGCGGATGAAGTCGGCTTCGGCCAAGTTCACGCGGGCCAGCGCCTGGGGGGCCAGCATCAAGCCGCCAAGCACCGCTTGCTCGGCCTCCACGGATGCGGGCGGAACCCGCACGTTTTCCATACGGGTCATAGCTGCTTCCTAGTTTTGGCCGGGCGCGGAACGGCCGGGGAGTTGAACTGCCCCGCCGCCTTCGGCGCGTATACGTCCTGCCAGCCGGAGCGGATGGCGGTATCCATCAGGGTCAGGACGTCGTGGCCCTGCGCCTTCAATCCGGCGAGGTGGGTCAGCATCCGTGCCCGCGCCTTGTCGGTCATCGGCTTACGGATTGCCTTGCGGTGTTCGACCCAATCGCCCCAGCGGTCAGCCGGAAGCCAATCTGGCAAAACCTCTAATGGTGCTTCTTTCTTCTCTTCTCTTCTCTTCTCTTCTCTAGTCCGCTTTTTGTCCGCTTCCGGTGCGGACATTTTGCGGACCTCTTGCTTGCGGTCGGCGTCCTGTGCTCGGCGCTTGGCAGACTGGCCGTTATGCGTGTCAAACCTAGGCAGGGCAAGGCTTTCGCCGTCTGAGTCAAGCCAGCCAACCGCGATCATCGCGACCGAAAAACCATCCCAGCGGAGGTGGGAGTCCAGCGTTTCGGGCGCGTAGCCCTCCAACTTTCCATCAACCGAATGCGCATCAAACAGACACCATGCGGACATAAGTCCTCCGACCGTCCGCAACGTGTCCGCTTTCAATGCGGACGAAATGCGGACAACTTTCGGATGCGTGAAGAGGTCCGCGCGCATCTTGATCCAATCACCAGCCATATCGTCCTGCCCCTGATTCGTCCTGCTTAACCAAACAACCCGCTTTCAACCTTCCCCGCCCGCTCCATCTCCATGCGTCTCACTTGCTGGCTCCATTCCTCGGGGGTCATCAGCGCCCCGAACGCCACCTTTCGTATCTCCGCCACCTTTGCTGCCTTTGCCTGATCCGTTACCGCTGGCTTGCTTGAACCCTGGCGGCGTGGTCTGAACCATCCGAAGAAGGTCATGGGCTAGACTCCGCAGAGGGGTTAACAGGGGATGCACATGAACAGTCCGCGCACCGCTGACGCGGCGGCGTTTGTCCAAGTGACAACGCCTCGCCTGCTGTGGCTTTTTGCGTATCTGCTGCTTGCGCTTGGCTACGTGCTTCTAGCTGTCGCAGGACTTCTTGCTCTATGGCTTTGGCAAGTGACGCCCGCTCAGCTCTCCGCATCCGCTCAAACACTTCTGCGAACGGGTCCGGTGCAGTTGTATGCACTGGCCGGAGGAACGCTGTTCGGAGCCATTGGCTGGTTTTGGAAAGGCCAGCGGTGGCTATCGCAATGGCTGTACGGACGCCTTGCCCGGTACGCCGTGAAAGACCTGTAGTCATTGCCCACCCCGCTTGTGCTTCTCGTTCCGGTAGCGCTCTAGACGGGCCTGAGCTGCGGCGGCATCGGCGCGCTCGTCATCGGTCAGCGCGAAGTCGTATTGCTCCCACGGCTCAGGCGTGCGGGCTGGGATGGTTAGGACGTTCATGCGGCGGCCCTCTTGGCCTCGGCCAGCTCGCGCTCCAGTCTCTGCACACGGCTCTCGCGGATGGACACCGGCTCCAGGCCGACTTGCGAGCAAAGCCACTGGATCGGGCAAAGCGAACCCGTGACCATCATGAAATCGGCCAGTTGCTCGGCAGAGAAATTGCGCGGGCGAGAGTTAGCGCGGCGCGGCTCGCTGATCATCCGGCTGAAGCTGGAGTGGTCGATTCGGAGCGCGTCAGCGACGGCTTCCTGATCGAAGCCGGACCTGTTGATGGCATAGCGCAGGGATGAGCGGAAGGTGGGCAGCTTCGCCACGTCGTCCGGGTCTGCGTTGTGAGGCGTCCGAACCTCGCCGATCATCCTAAAGCTCTGCTGATTCATCACTTTGGCTCCGATTGGCTTTGCTTGGCTTTGTGTTTCAGGCGCAAAAAAAGCGCCGATCCTTTCGGACCAGCGCAATACCTCACCCTTGGGGATCGTCGTTTTGCTTGGAGAAATCAGATGCCAGCAACAGAAGCCCGCGCTCTAGCGCCAGCTCGATCAGCCGTTCGCGGTACTTGTGGCTGGGGGAGCGCTCACCCGTCTCCCAGAAGCGGACGGCGTGACGTGTGCAGCCAATCGCCTTGGCGATCTGTGCGCGGCTCATGCCGGACTGCTTTAGGCGTTGGATGGCTCTCATGGTTACGGATCGTAACCGGAGCCGTTTTAAATGTCAACAGCACGTAACCGACTTGATCGGTAACATTTTGTTCACTCACCTAGTTCTCACCAATCCTTCACCTAAGCCCCCCGTCATGACTCAGCCAGTGCGACCCACCTTCGACAAGCTAAAGGCCAAGGCAAAGATGGATGCCACAGGCAAAAGCTATGCCGACATAGGTCGCGCGCTTGGCATTGAACGCCAGGCCGTGGGTCACTGGTTTAGGGATCGGGGGGAGCCGAACGTGCAACAAATGAAACTCATGGCCGCAGAACTGGGCTGCCACTGGCTAGAGCTTGTTAATGAGGATGCGATGGTCGTTTATGCGGAAGATGAGCGGGTCCGGCTGGAACGGATGCGCCATCTGACGCCGGAGGCGCTGGCGAAGCTGGACGCCTATCTGGAGGTCGAAGCCACCGCCAAGTAATTTGGTAACAGCTCGCGCGGTAACGCCAAGTTCCGCAAATCTTCACGCCGAAATAACGCCTTACCTTTTAAGGGGCCTAGTACAAAGGCTCTATTGACGCCATCCAATCTGAACAAGACAGCCCGGCCCCGGCCGGGTTTTTTGTGCCCGATGAAAAATAATCGGTTACAGGGTGTTGACATCCCCGTAAATAGGGTTACAGTACGTAACCATAAGCCGCACAGAACACCGCCCCACCACCGGGGCGAGGCGGCAAAGGGAGACGGGGATGGCTCTAATCGAAATCAAGCATCGCTACTCGGGAGCCGTGATCTTCGGCGGCGAGTACGCGACGGTTCTGGCGTGCTTGCTTGCGGCGGTTGCCAGCGGCGCGAACCTGTACGGCGCGGACCTGTACGGCGCGAACCTGTACGGCGCGGACCTGTACGGCGCGGACCTGTACGGCGCGGACCTGGGCGGCGCGAACCTGTACGGCGCGGACCTGTACGGCGCGAACCTGTACGGCGCGGACCTGGGCGGCGCGAACCTGCGCGGCGCGAACCTGTACGGCGCGGACCTGGGCGGCGCGAACCTGCGCGGCGCGAACCTGTACGGCGCGGACCTGGGCGGCGCGAACCTGTACGGCGCGGACCTGTACGGCGCGGACCTGGGCGAAAAGCCCGAACAACAGCTTTGGTTCGTGCAAACCCGAATCCTCCCCTCTGACGGGGACGTGATCGGCTGGAAGAAGTGCATGGGTGGCGTGCTCGTCAAGCTGCGCATTCCCGCCGAGGCCAAGCGTTCTCACGCCTTCGGCCGCAAGTGCCGCGCTGAGTACGTCGAAGTTCTGGAAGTCATCGGCGCGGATGTTGGTGTTACGGACGCGCATGGCCCAAAGACCGAATACCGCGCCGGCGAAATCGTGCGCCCCGATTCGTTCTGCGAGAACTGGCAGGACGAGTGCAGCAACGGAATCCACTTTTTCATCACTCGCGCCGAAGCGGAGGCTTACTGATATGGCACCGATTCTCGATGGCACGGCCGATACCGGTAGCTGGCAGACCAGCCGCCTCCGCGCGATCCCCTACGAACTCCGCGTGGCGATCCTGTCCGCGATCCTGCTGGGTGAGGCGATGGTCTACGCCGCGCTGCGGGGTGGCCTGTGAGCGCGCCGGTTGATGTGCTGGCGGTGATGGGGGCCTTCCTGATGTTCGGCGGAACCATCGGACCGCGCGAAGTCATCCCGCACTGGAATGTGCCGCGATCGACCGGCCTGATCGCCAACCGCGCCAATGAAAAGACCCCGAAGGTCTTGCGCGCCCTGCAACGCGCCGAGCGCGATGGCGTGGTGGTGTGTGTCGGGACCGGAGCCGAACACAACCGCGCATGGAACAAGAGCGCAGCAGCCACGGCCGAGCGGTACTGGAAGCTAACCGATGCCGCCCTCGCCCGCGTCACCGGAGAGCAGGCATGAGCCGCGTCTCCGCACTGACCCACAACGCGCCGTGCCTGTACGCGCCGGAGCCGGTCGCCAGCATCTTTGACGACGTGGACTGCGTGCGCGACGTGCTGAACGGCTCGGGCATCCCCGATTACCTCGCCTGCGCCCTTGCTGACGTGGCGGTGGCTGGGTGGACGCCTGAAGCGTGGATGGACGCCCTGCGCGACGTGCGCCGCCATGTGCAGCCGATCTTGTCGAGGGCTGACGCATGAACTTCCTCCGCAATCGCCGCAAGACGCTCCCCCGCATCAACGTGGGCAACTGGATCGAAGCCGGGTGCTGCGTGTCGTGTTGCTCGCTGGTCACGGGATGGCTGTTCGCGTTCGCCACTGGCAATGAGTGGCTAGCCGTTCCCGCCCTGATCCCCACGCTGCTGACGATTGCCGCCATCTACAAATACGACTGGAGGACAGAGATATGAGCCACCACCAACTGCTCGCAATTCTCGGCCAAACCACCGTGCAGGAAATGATGCGCGAGAGGGAGCGCGAGGAATGGGGCGTCGCAGTCGCAGACCCCGAGGCCGATATGCCGTGGGACGGGATTCTGGCGGATGAAGACCGCGAGCCGCCGACCACGGTCGGAATCTTCGACGCAATCCCGATGCCGCGCGATCCGTATCGCGAGCTGGGAGCCGATGCCGAATGAACGCACAACTCGATGCCCGCCTTTTGGCAATCGGAATTGACGCAACAACGCGAACTGCAGGACGCGCCCGGCGAAAGCATCAGCACGGTGGCGCGCTGACCGTGACCCTGCTGCTGGTCGCATTGGCCGCCGCGTATTTCGGCGTTCGCAGTCTCCCCACCTCGCCAGCACCCAACACGGCCGCCCCCTCGGCCGTGGCTGGCGGGGATTTTATCAAGTGAGTGTGATCCGCTCCGCCGCCGAGTGGTCGCGCTGGTGCGCCGTGACAGTGGCGCAGGGCTTCCCGCTGGACGTTTCAGCGAAGCCCTACAAGCCGACCAGGAGCAGCGAGCAAAACGCCTATCTGTTCGGCGTTTGCTATCCGCCAATCGCCGGAGCAATGGGTTACAGCGTCGAGGACATTCACGAATACATGCTTGGCCGCCACTTTGGCTGGCGTGACGTGAAGGTTCCCAAGACGCCGCGCAACCCGGAAGGACTGGCATCAGAACCGAACCGAACCACCACCCGCAACGAGGAAGGCAAGCGCAGCGTTCTGAACAAAGCCGAGTTTTCCGCCTTCGTTGAAACCGTTCACCGCATCGCCGCGCAGGCCGGGGTTTTCATCCCTGACGCGCTGGCAGCCTAAAGGAGAGTCCCGTGAACCAAGTCGTGCAATTCCAGCCCGCCGTCGAGAACTACGGCAGCCGATCCCTCACCGCCGCAGACGTTCGCGCTCAGGTCAATCTGATGCAGGACGTGATGCAGGAGGTGATGAAGGACGGCACCCATTACGGGACCATTCCCGGCACCAAGTCCAAGAGTCTCTACAAGGCTGGCGCTGAGAAGCTTATGGCGACCTTCCGCCTTGCCGGTGACCCGGAGGTGGAGGACTTGGGCGGCAATGGCGAAATCCATTACCGCGTCAAGGTCCGGCTTACCTCGTCCAGTGGCACGTTCATCGGAGCAGGCGTGGGCGAGTGCAGCAGCCAGGAGGATAAGTACGCATGGCGAGCTGCGATATGTGATGACGAGTTCGATGACACGCCCGAGAATCGCCGCCGCGTGAAATACGCCAAGTGGCAGGGCAAGGTCGAGAAGAAGAAGCAGGTTCGCACCAACCCGGCCGACGTGGCTAACACCATCCTCAAGATGGCGAAGAAGCGCGCGCAGGTTGACGCGGTGATTACCTGCACGGCCGCCTCTGACATTTTCACGCAGGACATTGAGGACTTGCCGGAGGAAGTGGTTGCGGAAATCGTCGGCCAGCATTCCAAGCCGAGCAGGCACGCCAGCCCGGCCCCGGCCGATAGCCCGGAACGTGACGCGGCCATCAAGGAAGCGCAGGACGTGGCCTCCCTCGGCGTGGAGAAGTTCCGCGCGTTTTGGGCCGGTCTTCCGAAGGAAAAGCGCCTGTTGATCGCGGACAAGATGGAAGCGTTCAAGGCAGCAGCCGAGCGCGCGGACGCTACGGAGGTCGAGTAATGGAACTGACTGTTGACCGGGTGTTTGAGGCCCTGACCTTCGCGCCGGACACGGGCAAATTCTATTGGATCAAGCCAAGCAAGTACCACAGCGAAAAGACGCTAAGTGAGGCCGGTTGCGCACAGCGTAATCACAACGGAAAGAATTATTGGGTTATTCGCTTTGATGGTCGCGCAATCAAGCGCGGAAGGCTTGTGTTTTTTGTGCTGAATGGACGGTGGCCAACGCCATGCCTTGACCACATCAATGGCGACTCCCTTGATGATCGCCCTGAAAACCTGCGCGAAGCCACGATTGCCGAGAACGCCTGGAACCACAAAAAGCGAGCCCGGCGCATTGCCCTTCCAATGGGGGTTCGTTTGGCTGGTTCCGGCAGATTTCAGGCGCGAATCGCACATGAGAATCGGCAGATTCACCTTGGCTGCTATGACACACCGGAAGAAGCCCGCGCCGTTTACCTCGCCAAGAGAAAGGAGCTTTACCGTGAATTTGCATGAACCACAGAGGTCGGAAGCTTGGTTTGACGCCCGGTGCGGAAAGCTCACCGGCTCCCGTTTCGCGGACGTGATGAACGTTCTCAAAGACGGCACGCCAGGAGCCAACCGCCGCAACTTGGTCGCGCTACTGGCCGTCGAGCGCCTTACCCGCAACACCGTGGACACGTATCAAAACGACGCCATGCGTCGCGGAACGGAGCTGGAGCCGGAAGCGCGGGCGGCCTTTGAGGCTGACACGGGCGAGATTGTGGCGGAGGTGGGATTCATCCCCCACCCGGTTCTGGATTACGTAGGCGTGTCGCCCGATGGCCTGCTTGGCAATGACGGCATGGTCGAACTGAAGTGCCCGGCCAGCATGGCGAAGCACTTGGATGCCCTTCGCAACGATGACCACGCGAAGGAATACAAGTGGCAGCTACAGGGCCAGCTTTGGGTCGCGCATCGCAAATGGGTCAAGGCGGTGAGCTATGACCCGCGATTCCCCGAACACTTGCGCCTCGCCATCTGTCACGTCGAGCGCGACGAAAAGGCCATCGCCGAATTGGCCGCCGAGTGTGAAAAGGCAAACGGCGAAATCGAACAAATCCTATCCACCCTGCAACAGAAGGCAGCGTAAACATGGCAAGCCCCAGCAAGCGTTTTGATGTAGTCGCCGGTCGTCCTTACTCCACCCGCGACGGCGAGGAAAAGAAGCAGTGGATCAACGTCGGCCGCATGACGGAATGGGATGACGGCAGCTTCAGTCTTGAGCTGCACGCGATCCCGACCGGTAACTGGTTCGACGGCCGCCTGTCCGTGTTTGAGCCGAAGCCGAAGGAAGGCGAGCAGCGCCAGGAACGCAGCAGGCCGCAGCGTGGCGCGGTAGAGGCCCCGGCAGACGACATTCCCTTCTAACCCCAACACAAGCCGCCCAGCAGGCGGTGGCGTAGTAACACCTGCTCGGAGGATCGGTGCATCCCGGCTAGCGATAGCACGACGTTCTCCCACCGAGGCCAACGCGCGCAGCCCCCGCGACAGTGGGGCAGTTTTCCACCGGAGAGAGAGAAATGACGATTCTGCACAACGTCAACACATTCCCGCCCGTTGACACCAGTTGGTACGGCAAGCTGGCGACATTGGACGAGTACGACGCCGAGGAACTATCCCAAAAAGGCATTGTCGAGGCTTGGTATTGGTACGCCACCGGATCGTATGAAGGTAGCGGCCACTTGATCGGCAAGGACTCTGGCGGCGAGTGGGCTCACATGGATATGGGGCATTGCAGTTGTTACGGCCCCTGCGATGGCCGCGCCGGAGTTGCCCGCTATCCGACCATTGAGGCTATGCAGGCTGCAATGTCTGCCGACCTTCGCGCCGAGTGCGGCAACCTTTTCGCTGCGGTGACCCCATGACCCCCCAAGAGGACGCCCGCGACAGTGTGGATGTGTTGCGCGAGATCGAGGCACATCACGTCGAACAGAACCGCCTGAAAGGGCGCGATGAATCGCGAAGCAAGACGCTGCGCCTCGTCCGCGAAGCCATCGCCGCCCTGTCCTCCCCGAGTGGGGCGGTGGCGTGGACCGTGGTCGGGCCTGACGGCAAGTCGAGCATTGGCGGATGGATGGACATGCGCGTTCATGAGGCTTCGCTGAGGTGGGCTGTACTGCGCGAAGGCCATCGCTACGCATACGCCTACACCCGCCCGCAGCCAGCGGAGCCAGTGGAGGGGGAGGTGATTCGCGGCGAAGCAACCGGTGACACGCCCACCTTTGCTGAGACGTGGGCAAAGCTGACGGCGCTAGATCGCGCCATCATTTCTTCGCACCTCCTTGAAACACGAGCATCACCAATCGCCACCCCCGCCCCGGTGAGCCCGCTGCCAGCGGTGGGGGATGAAATGGTGCCAGCGTCCTCGCTGAATGACCTTTGCACCGCCTACGTGCGCCTGCTTGAAACCGGACGCGACCGCATCCGCGACCTTGGCGGCGAGTGCGACCCGGTGGACGTGATGGAGCGCGGCGACATTGACTTGCGCAAGGCTCGCAGCTATCTCGCCGCCCTCCGGAAGCATCACGGCGGCTATATGTGGAGAGACGCTACGGCCGACAAGGCCCCATATATTGACGATAGCGAAGCGAAAAACGCGGCGCGGTATCGGCGGCTGCGGGACTGTCACGCATTCGGCCCGGTTGCCGTGCTGTCCGCGGCGCAGAACCACAAGCTACTGGAGGGCATGTTTTTAGACGCCGCCATCGACGCCGCCCTCACCCCGCCAGCCAAGGAGTCGCCATGAGTGGTGATATCAAAGTTCCAATGACTGTGAAGTTGATCGCCGGGGACGTAGTAGTTGGCGAAGTTGACGACGCGGCCCTGTTCGCCTTTGTGCTTGGCGTTCTGCTTAACCCGCCGGACAAGACGCTTCCCCCATTGCCGGGAAAGTTCCTGCCGGACGGGTATCGGAGTTACCCATGACGATGGCCGGTGATGACTATGTGCTGGTGAAGCGTGCCGACTTACTGCGAATCGCGGGTGAGGCAAATGTCGCCGCGCTTCGCTTAGGCGAGATTGGCCTGCGTGGCGCGTGCATCGAAACACGCAACGAAATCCACAAGCTACTCGCCGCCCCTGCGCCTGCCGGGGACGATGCGTGGCTGCCGATTGAGAGCGCGCCGAAGGATGAAGAAATCGTCCTGTGGGGGCCGAAGTGGATCAATCCTGGCGCTGGCTGTATTGCGGATGACGGCGCCGCATATGAGCCCATGGGAGGCGCTGAGCTTTCGCCAAAGCCAACACACTGGCAGCCGCTCCCACAGCCACCATCTGGCGAGGTGACCAATGAACGCTAGCTTAAATGCGTCAACGAAGTGGGGCGAATACTTCCCCGGCCACGACATGAAAAGCGAGTTTGATCTAGCCCGGCGACCAGGGCGGGGTGCCAGACGGCAAATCATGAATCAGTGCCCAACCCATTCGGGGCGCACTCAATTCTGGCGCGAAACCTATCGCGCAATCTCACCATGCGGAGCGGTCTTTGTCGTGGCAAACAAAAGTTTCGTGATCGACGTATTCCCGCTTGATGGCGCTGAGAAATACATGAGCCACCTATCGCGATATGACGCCGCCCGCTTGCCCATCGCCGCCAACGGCGCGGGGCGTGAGGGGGAACAATCGTGACCGTCCAAGACTGGATCGACCTGTATTGCTCCGATGAGGACAGGCAACACTTTGGACGCTGGCTGCGTCAGGCGGGTGCAGCATGACCACCACCCACCCGAGCCGCCGCGCGGAAGGGGGAGAGAATGGCTAAGTCTGTGCAGATGGCGCGGTGCATGTGGCGCTGCTGGAACATAGCGGCGCGCGTTGAAACGCCATACGGTATCGCGTGGCCCTATTCCCAGCCGTTCCGAAAGTACGCCAGCAAATACCTGCGCCGCCACGCGCAGCGGCATGGGGGTGGGTGATGGGCGATGTCCAATCGTTCGACCCGGTGAACGGCCAGAATATCGGCAACATTCCGCACATGCTCCGCTGGTGGGCGGATGCAATCGAGCGCGGCGAAAAAGAGGCGGAAACCGTGCTGCTGGTGCAGATACATGCGGGACCGATGCAGGCCCCGGAGTTGTTCTCGTTTGGGCGCAACGCCCTGCCGGTAGAGGTAGCAGGATCGCTCCAGTATTGCGCCAGCCTTGCATTGACTCTCCTGAACCGAGGGGGGCAAGGCTGATGCGCGGCAAAATATGCGGAATGCTTGTCGCCGAGTACCGCGATGCGCTTTACAAGCAAGCGTTGGAACATTTTGGATTTGTCCCGTGCTTCGTCTGCGGGGAGCATATCGAGCCCCGCGCCAAATCGCTTGAACACATTAGGCCAAAGGTTATGGGCGGAAACAGCAGAGACCCGAACAACCTTACGCTATCGCATAAGAGGTGCAACATCCGACGGAATTGGCGCCCCTTGTTTCGCCTGTTGCGCGGCCAGCCTTACGAGGCTGCGCATGTGCGGCACCCTGCAAAACCCCTCGTCCCCAGCGCGGGAGGCGCGTGATATGTGGCCTTTCAGAAAGAAGTCCGCACCCACTCCGCCTGTCGAACCGAAGGCCGGCGAATGCTGGATTTTCACCCACGTCGACGGCCCGTGGCCTCGCGAGGATGGATATGGTCTGGTCAAAATCCGTGACGTGGCAGATGGTTGGGTGCGCTATGACCTCCCCCACTTTCCCGACCAGCGTATGCGAATCGAATCATTCGTTCGCATGTACCGTTGGGTCACGGACAGCGCGGGAGGCGCGGGAGGATGAGTGACCTATGGCTTGAACCCGCCGAGGTCGTGGAACTGACCGCTAAGAAGCGGTGGGCGGCGCAGTGTCGCGAGCTGGCGGCAATGGGCGTACCGTTCATGCCGAACGCCGTAGGGCGGCCCCTGGTCGAACGTGCGGCGGTGTGCAAGGCGACCGCGAAGCCGAAGGCCAAGCGCGGCCCTAACTGGGATGCCTTGAGGAAGGACGCGGCCTAATGGGACGCAAGCGCACCCGCGACAAGCATCTGCCCGCGAACATGCAGCGCAAGCACGGGGCGTACTACTTCGTGAAGGCGGGCAAGTGGAATCCGCTGGCGAAGGACTACCCCTCGGCGCTGGTGAAATATGCCGCGCTGATCGGTGCCCCGCCGAAGGTCCGCACGGTGAAGGATGCGGTGTGGCACTACATAGAGGCCAGTACCGGACGACTCGCGGACAAGACGCTGGCGGGCTACCGGATTTCAGCGGCCAACGTCTGCACGGTGTTTGGCGGAATGGCGCTGGAAGACGTGACGGCGGCGGACGTGTATCGCTACCTCACCGAAAAGGGCAACGTACAGGCAAACCGCGACCGCGCCCTGTTGTCTGCCGCCTACAGCGAGGCCCGCCGCATCGGCGCGTTTCCGAAGGCATCCGACGATCCCACCAAGGGGCTGGAGTACCGCAACCCGGAAAAGCCGCGCACGCGCTATGTGACGGATGCGGAGCTGGACGCGATCATTGCGGCGGCCAGTCCCAAGCTGGGCTGCATCGCCCGCTTCATCGAACTGACCGGGATGCGCCAGGGCGATGCGCTGGGCGTGAAGCTGGCGGACCTAGACGACGACGGCTTCACGTATTGGAACAGCAAGGGCAAGAAATGGCAGGGGCTGGAGTGGTCGCCGGAGCTAACCGCCACGGTCGAGGACGCCAAACGCCTATGGCGTCGGTTCGGGCGGGAGTGGCTGTTTGAGTCGAACCCGAAAGGCAAGCACAAGGAGCGAGGAATCGGCCCGTACACGCCGAGCGGACTGCGCGCCCTATGGCGGGTAGCGCGGACCAAGGCGGGGCTTACAGACGTGCGCCTGCACGATCTGCGCGCTAAGGCGGGCAGTGACGTAGGGAGCAACGAGGACGCGCAACGGCTGCTTGGGCACGCCGATGGCAAGGTGACGCGCCGACACTACAGGCGCAAGGTGGAGCGGTCGAAGCCTGTCCGCTGATTTCCTGACGAACGGCATTGACGTGTGACTAGTCACAAGGTAGGCTAGCCACACAGTCAACGAGGCGGCCAACATGATCCGGAACAGCAAGCAGGTATGGGAAGTCGGCGAGGCGGTCAAGGTCGGTTTCATGCGACTCTTGGTCGCCGCCAAGGTTCCGACTCCAGGCGACTTCGCCCCGGACGCCTACGTTCTGACGAATCAGGGCGCCACCAAGTTTTACCGATTCGTGCCGCACAATGGCCTGACGAGCCACGGCTCGATGTGCGAAGCGATGCAGGGTTGAGATAGTCATTGCGGGTGGAGGGTTCGATTCCCTCGCTGGCAAGTACGGTGGCCGGGTTCAAATCCCGGCAGGCGATTGGGGTGGCGAAAGCCTTAAATGGTGCCCAGCCGATCATGGTGTAGCCGGAAAGCCAGCACAGCCGCAATGACTATCAAGCCAAACAACAACGCAGACCGACAAGCCAGTAGCCGCAAGGCGCGGGCCGCGGCAGGCGGCAAACAAATCGCCGTGATGCTCACGCCCGAGGCAGCCGCGAAGCTGTCTGCGTGGGTCGCGCGAGGCGAAACCATTGCCTCCATCGTCAACCGACTACTGGCCCGATCCAAGCCCGGCTGACTGTCTAAAACGAACCGCCCCTTGACCGTCGTTACTACGTTTCAGTGGGTCAGAATTGCCGGATATGTGACAGGCGGACTAGCCAAAACCCCCTGAAAAACAGCCTTCCTATCGCACTTGCAATAGATGACTGTTAATCAGGGGGTCGTTGGTTCGAGTCCAACTTCGGGCGCCAAAAACAGGCGGTTTTTCGTGATTTAGCCGAAACCGCCCGCTCAAATATCAACGAATGTCTACTACTTTCACCCTCGCCGACCGGCTGGGGTTAGCCGATCCGTCGCGCGCTAACGTTGTCCACGGTGCCAGCACCACCGCCGCCCGCCGCGAAACCCAAGAAAGACTGCGAATCATTGGCAACGAAGGTGAACGAGAACGAGCCGCTGCGGCCGGTCGGCGAGCCTGACAACGCGCCAGCCTGCCCCGCAGTATCCCATGCACCGCAAAAACAGGCATTGCCGGTATTGACCGCCCATACGCGATAGGTCGCCCCGGCCACCGTCGCGATGCTCTGCTCCAAGTAGCCAGACCCGGCCGCGAGATTGGCAACGCCGCCAGAGATCGTGACCAGCGCCCCCTTTGTCCATGACGCGTCAACGTCGAAGCCGCCGTTTGTTACCAGTTCGGGTCCGAATGAACCACCGCCTTCCGTAACCCCGCGGGCGAGGGGGCCGAGAAGAGGACGGAGTATGGGAAGAGTAATGCTCATTAGTAAGTCGCCCCGCTTGTGACGTGGGTCCACACCGTGCCATTGCAGTAGACCGGCCCCTTGCCGCACGCAAGCCCCGCATTGAGGTTGTAGGCCATATCGCCGTCCCGCTTGGTGATGCGGTCCACGGCCAGCCGTATTCCGAACGAGCGGCAATAGACGTTCTGCGCGGCGGTCTTGAACAGCCCATTTCCTGCCGTATTTTCAGCGATGCCGGTGAACTCCATGCTGGCGGAAGCATTCTGGATCGAAACGAAATCGCCCGTGATGAGCCGAAATCCCGCGAAGTTCGCCACCAGCAGCGTTGATGCCGTGTGCGTGATGGCTGCGCCGTTCGCCGGGGTGTCATGCAGGCCGGACACATCGAGGAAATTCACCGCAGAGGTGTCGCCCACATACAGCAGAGTCGAGCCGGTCAGGGCGCAATCCTTCACCGCGAGCTGCTTCACCGTGGCCGCGCCAGAGACGCTTATGGTGCGCGTGCTGGCATTGACCAGCGACCCATGCGGGTTGCGCACGACCAGCGCATCCACCGGGCCGCCCGTGACCCGCACGCCTTGCATGGACGCTCCGGCAGCGTCCTCCAGCTTCAGCCCGTCCACCGTGAGGTTTAGGGTTCGGGCGTTCGCCGTCGTGTCCACTTGGACGCCGTAATGCACCACGCTTGCCATCGCACTGGCGGGCGCGATGTTGCGGAAGGTGATCCGGCCGTACTTGGTGCCGCTAAATGACCCGGTGTAGTAGAGCCGGGCCTGGGCATACCCGGCATTTAGGTTCGTGACGCTTACCCCGTCCACCAGGATGTTGTCGAAGATTCCACCGAGCGCGAAGGCGTCGAACAGGGACACGCCAGCCCCCGACACCGTGCCGGAAACGTCGCGCACGGTGATGTTCTTCATATCCCCTGGCGACGTTACATTGCCGCTGTTCGGGTTGATAAACAGATTGACGCCCGAAACGCCGGACACCGATCCCGACTGTACTGGCCGGATGCGCTCAACTACCACGCCGTCAATGGTGCCCTTTGAGTAGTCGTATGCCGCATAGTCCGCACAGCCGAGCGCCACGAAGTCATCGTGCGAGTTGCCAGAAATGTCGTGTATCCAGCCGTTAGACGCGGGGCCGGTCACGTGCACGCCATCGGATGCGGACGCCACGATGATGTTGCCCACTTCAAAGAGGGTCACGTCCGAGAGGGAAACCGCGTACTTGCCCGAGGTGCTGGTAATGCTGCGCGGCGTGACGACGAGGCCGTCAACCTTGTTGAATAGGAAACGATGCGTGTTGCCATCGACAGCCCCGGCCGTCCAGTCGCCGCCGATGATGGCGATATTGGAGTCCCGGCCCGCGATCAGCGCGTTCTCGTTTTTAACCATCGGGTTTGTCGTGGATGGCGTGGTGATCGTGCAGCCCGTCAAATCCAGCGTTGTGTTGGACTTGATTACCAGCGTCCCGCCGTTCAAGTCATAGGACGCGCCCTTCGTTCCACGCACAATGGGGCGCCCCGAGTTAAGCGCCGCCTGCATCTTAATCAGGGTGGTTGCGCCCGCGTAGTCCTCGATAACAGCGATGTTGCCGATCATCGGCGTTACGGAAGTGAGGCGGCGCACGGCTCCGCTCACTACGCCGAGCACGGAATCGCCGACCGCTGGGGTGCCTATGGCAATGGTTGGAACCTGTACGTCTGCCATGTGGGCTCCTTATGCGGTCAGGCGGTTGGAGGATTCGTCGGTTAGACGGTTTCCAGATTCGTCGGTGATGTAGTCGCCAGATTGCGGCGTTCTACCCCCACCCCCCGCCTCCGTAACAGCGCGGGAGAGGGGGGAGAGGATGGGGCGGGTGATGCAGCGGGTGATGGGCATTATCTGTCCTTAGAATCGGGTGACGGTGACGTTCAGGTCAGACACCGTGATGTTGGTTGTCGCCGTGTCGTTGGCGACGAACACTTCCACGTAATCGTTGGTGGACAGCGAGACCATTGCCTGTGTGCCGATATTGGAAGCGGCGCCGCTGCCGGAGGTCTGGAATCGCGACGTGCTTTCGGCCATCGTGGTGCCATTGACGGCCACACGCATCCGCAGGTTCTGGTTATTGCCCGAGGTCATAGAGGCGAACACGGTCACGAGGAACGAGCCAGGGAACGCGCCCGTGTATTGAGCGCGGTTACTGGTCGAATTGCTGAACTTCTGTGTGACTGACGTAACTTCCGTCGTGGTGCCCGCGATCTTGACGAATGTGCCCGTGCTGGCAATCGTGGTGGCCGTGGCGCTGCCGGTCATGTAGTACTGAGTGACGGCGTTGGAATTGGTGATCCCTGAGCAGTTAAAAAACAGCGCCTTGTTCGACGTGTGCGTGATGCCCGCCAGATATGTGCCCGCACCCGCGAAGCTCACGTTGTCGAGGATGTATGCCTCGCTGGGGATCGTGGCCGAGGTGCTGAAGTTGATGCCGGTTTCGCCTGCATCCACCTGAAACGCCGTGTACAGCATCCGGAATCGACGCAGGAAGGTCGCCGTGGACGGAACCGTGATGGTGGTCTGCCCTGCGCGGCCATCGAACAGGGCCGTTTCCGCGACGAAGGACGCAAACGTGCCGTCCAGCGTCAGGTTCGCGGAGTTGGAAATGATCTGATCTTTCCAGACGACGTTCTGGTAATCCTTCACCGTGCCGATGGTCGGGGTGTCCAGAATGCGGCAGCCCTCCCACAGCAGGACGTGGGTCACGTCGCTGTCCAGGCTAAACAACGTGCCCGTGTTGGCCGTGAGCTGGATGTAGCGGAACGACAGGGACGAGGCCGACGTGATCCACGTGGACGAGCCGCCACCCGAGAACAGCAGGCCGCAGGTATTGGCCGACGCGCCAATCAGCGAGTTATTCGTGCCGCAGACGATCCGGTCGCCCGCCATATCGATGATGTCGGTGAGCAGATAGCAGGCGTCATCCTCTAGCGTGACCACGCCAGCCACTGCATCCGGCAAGTCGGCCTTGGTGTTGACAACCACGTAGGCGGGCGAAATCAGGTGATGCCAGCCCTTGTTGCCGTTGGAGTCCGTGCCATAGGTCCGCGTCGGGCCGGGGTTGGTCTCGTCGCCGTCTAGCGTGACGTTGAACACGCCGCCTTCCAGCGTGCCGCCAACCTCTACAGAGCCGCCGCCGTTGATGACGAAGGACACGGAGCTATCCTGCGGCGGGATGGTCGCCACGTCGCCATCCGGGGAGCCCAGCGCCGAGGCAATGGCAGCAATGTCCGACTCCGTAGCGGAAGCCGAATTGCTCAGCCCCTCCAGCCAGCGCCTAAAGGTGACGGACGCAAGGCTGCCATCCTGCGTGATGGCCTCCCGGTGATTAGGGAGCGAACTCACACGCGCAGACCGATTGCCACGTACTTGAACGTAACGGCGGCATTGAAGTTGTACTGGCTCTGCGAGTCGTCAATTTCGCCCATCGTGAAATTGACGGTAAACCCGGTCGTGGAGCTGGTCGGGATCGCCCATGAAGGCATGTTGGTGCCGCTGGATAGGCTGGAGTTGGTGACCTGAATCCCGATCCAGACAGGCGTCGTGGTGAACGGGGTCGCAAAGACCACCGTGGCCGCCTGAGTACGGCCGCCCAGGTTGGTGCCCGTGCCCGTGCCGCTGAGCACGTACATATCGTTAACGCTGAACTCCGTCGTGGTCTGCGACACGTCAGACGTACCCGCCGCGCCGTCCGCAGGCTTGGCGATCCACGACAGGGACGTGCCATCGGTGGATAGCACCTTGTTAGCGTTGCCGGACGGGTCCGGGACTTCGCGCACGCTGGCCCACGACAGGGAGCTACCGTTGGTGGTCAGAAACTTGCCCGAATTGCCCGACTGCGATGGGATCGAGGCTCCGGCACCCCCCTCCTCCTGCACCGGGTCGGCCTCGTCCACCAGCACGCCGTCTGCGTCATACAGGCGCACGCGGTACACGCCCGAGCCCCACACGTCAGACGGCAGGCGGCCAGCGCTGTCTAGCGTGACCTCATTGCCGAGGTTCACGGATAGGGCAGAGTCGGAATAGACCGACTTTGGGGTCTCCGTCAGGGTGTCGTAGAAACGCAGCTCCCCGCCCGCCAGGGGTTGGAACGTGTTGTCTACGTAAACGACGAGGGGGTTCGCTGGGCGAAATGCGGCCATCCGTGGCTCCTAAAGTGAAAACCCCGCACGGGGCGGGGTGTGGTATGGTTTTGGGACGACTGGCCGGGCGAGGTCCGGGATGCAGAAGTCAACGATGATCGCGATGGTTCTGGCGCCGCTTCTGGCCCCTGCTGTCCGGTGGGCCATGTTGCAGCCGGGTCGCCGACTGACCGCCTACTTGCAGCGACGCATTCAAAGTCCCAAGCTTCGCAGCATCGTCTTTAAACGCATCTGGTGACCGTCCATGCTGGGCTTTATGTTCGTTGTGCTACTGATCGCCATCGTTTTTGGCGTCAACATGATTCACAAGGCGGTTCACGAGCTGAAAGACCGTGTGACCGAATCAGAAGCTAGGCTTATCAGCGAAATAGAGCGGAACCGTTAACGCTTCTTCTGCTTGAACCGCCGCACCAATTCATCATCCGCCGCGACTTCTTCCGGCGTTGCAACCCGCCCGCCTGCCATCTCCAGTTCAAGCATCTGACCAAGGCGCGGACCCGCTACCGGCAATGCACGCGGCGCACCACTGACCAACCTCGCCAGCCCCGCAGTGGGCTTGCCCTGCTGCAACAGCTTGGATGCCATGTTGGAATTGAGCGCACGGCCAGCAACCGCGCCGCCCGCAATGCCCTTAGCCAGCAGCGGCAGGACGCCCAGCGATGCGGCGCCAATCGCGCCCCCGCCCCCCGTCATCAGGTTGGTATAGAACTGGCGCTGAGCCGATCCAGAATCGCCTAGACCGTCCTTCAGCACGTTCTGCCCAATCTTCGCCAGCTCGCGCATCTCCTTGGTGCTGCCCTTGCGAATCAGGGGCCACAGCGAGGCGGGACGCACGTTGCCAGCCGCGCCACCACCCTGCCCGGCCGCACCGCTGGCCTGCTTGAGGGCATCTTCCACCACGCGCATGTTCGCCCACTGTCCGCGACTCTTGGCGAGTGCTGCTGCGTCATCCGGGCCGATTGCCTCGGCTGCAATATCGTCCAGCGTCTTGCGAAGCTCTTTCACGGCCGATCCGGTCTTGTCCGGTCCTTCCGCCTTCTGGATGAGCGTGCGAACCGCCTGATACTTCTTGCCAGTCAGTGCGCCATCTTCGGAATTGGAGATGATGCGATCCAACTGGTTGCGGACGACTTGCGCCTCATCGTGCGTCAGGTTCTTGGCGGCCCCGCTTTCCACGGCCACAAGGCGGCGCATCGCATCGGCCGACAGGGGAACGTCGTTGCGGCCATAAATGTCCTCAAACACGCCGCCAATCTTCTGGCGCGCAGAGCGCATCACGTCATCTGTCAGGTACTTGGCCTTGTCGAGGCCCATAGAGCGGCCAAGGGCGCTGTTAAACGCCTCCTGCTGCCCCTTGGCTGCGCCAGCAGCGCCAGAGAACGGCAGCCAGCGCGAAACCGCCTGCATCGCCTTTATCGGGCCGGATTCGGACACCTGAGCAACGTTCAGCGGGATGCCAGCGCGGCGAGCAAGGTCAATCGAAGTCTGCACGGCTTCGGGCAGGGCGTTCTTCGCCCCTGTAGCCAGTCGGCCGAGACCTGAAGCGACGCCCTGACCGACGACGCCAAGCCCAGCACCGAGGCCAGTATTAAGCGCGCGATACTCGCCCGAGGCTACCGGCTGAAGTCCGCTGAACAACGCGCCATTAGCAGCCGACAAGCCGAACTTGCCAAGTGTGCTGGCAGCGCCGCCAGGAATGGCCGCCGTCTGCGCAACTTGCCCGAGAACATTACCCGCCAAGCCCGCCTTGGTGTCCATCAACGGGGCTTCTAGCCTGCGCGTCTCGTCAATGTCCGCCTGCTGCGATGCCTGCGACGCGGCCACGTAATCATCCGCGCCGTGCATGATCCGCTTGGCTGCGTCCATGCCATAGGCATCGACCAGCGGAGCCATCGTGCTGGTGAAGCGACGGGCGTTATCCGTGACCGCCTGCTTTACGCCGCGCCCGGTGCCAACAATGGCGCTGCCAAAGCCCGCGCGCACCTTGTCCAGCGTGGACATATCATCGGCAGGGTTAGCGGCGGCCTGCGGCTTCGGCGCACCCGTAATCAGGCGAGCAAAGTCGGAATCGTTGGCGGACGGGGCATCAAATTCCCGAGTCGCGGCGTCGATTTCCTCTGGAGAAGCGTCATCGGGGAACTCATGCATCCTCCCCTGTGCGTCTCGGAAGTATTGGGCCATTAATTGCTGCTCCTGACGAGCTTGCCGTTAGCGTCTCGGGTCCAGACAGTGCCGCCCCCGCCGCCCTGAGTAATGGACGTGTTGGGGCGATCCTGCGACTCCGCATACTTCTTATTCAGCCGCTTAATCTGCTGAAGCGCAGTCATTCGGGTTTCAACAGGAAGCGTGGGGTTTGCGAGGTCGCCGGCCATTTGCTTATAGAGCTGCACGTCCTTATCCGACTGCGGACCCTGCATTCGCGGCATGGACGAGGTGAGCTGACCCGCAATCGTTTGCAACGCAGCGATGGCCTTTGCGCCCGTCGTGGACTGGCCGAAAACAGCCGCGCCAGCGTCAACGAGGTTCCCGACAGAGCTTCCGGTGGAAAGAGGAAGCAAACGCTCCGCCTCATCCAACAACGTCAGCGCGCGATTAGCGTCTACCGCCTTGGTTGCCACCGCCGAATCACGCTCACTCCGCGCCTTTGCGGCAGCTTCAGCGGCAGCCTTCTTGGCTGCGTTTTCGGCCTCAATGTCGCCGCGTTGCGGAAGGTTGCGCAACTCAACGGCTTGCTTGGCCGCCGCCTCGGCTGCCGCAGTTTCGGCCGCACTTGGATTGCGCTGCGGAACTGGAGCAGCGGGCGGAGCCTGTCCGCCGACCATCATCGGCGCACCCTGCTGCGTGCGCATCCAGCTCTCTACCTGATCCTGCGGAACGCCCGCCTTCGTCATCTGGTTGGCAAATTCGGCGATCTGCTGATCGTCCATGCGCGGAGGCGGGGACGCTGCGCCAGCAGACGGACCAATCCCCGTGGTTTGGCCGATCTGGCCGCGCCCAGTGGTGACCAGATACGGCAACTGGCCCGGCTCATTGATGAGCTGCGTGCTAGGCGATGCCGCCTTGCCGGTATCAATGACCTGTCCGCCACGGGTGACGATGCCAATGTTCCCGTTTGCAAGGATTTGCGTGCTCTGGACGTTTCCGCCTCCGCTGTTCCCACCCAACGCCTGCGCCAGCTTCTGGATATTCGGCGCAAACGAGGGGTCCCACTGACCCGGAGCCGGGATGCCCAACGCCTGCGCCTGCTGCGCGAGCTGCGGATAGGCCTGTGCCTTCTGCTCATCGGGCAGGGCATCGAACGCGGTCGCGTATTCGCCGAGGCGTGCGCGGGCGTTGTCGTCCATGCCCTTGAAGTGGCTTTCCGCGTCATACGCAGCCGCAGGACTCACGCCCGCCATCTGCGCAATCAAGCCCTGGCGCTGGTCGCGCGGAGCCTGCATGGACTGCTGCACCAAGCCAGCAAGGCGCGACTGCTGCCCACGTTGACGGCCTTCCTCGGACTTCTGCCCGATGTAATCCATCATTCCGAGAATGTCAGCCATCAGGAATAGCCCCCTGCGCCGTAGGCGTTCTGCCAGTTAGCGCCGCTCGCCGTTGTGGGTGCCGCCGCATACGGGCTGCCG